TTTAAAAACATGTTTTTCATTACCAATTTTACAAGTTAATATTGCAATAACTTTATAATCTTCCAAAAATTGTCCAACAATTATATTTTCTCCAGTATCTCTTTCCTTATATAAACCAGATACTAACCGTGCCCCCAAACAAAGGTCTATAACTTTTACTGCCGTGGTTTTACCAATATTACTACCACTATTTATTTTATTAGTTTTATCAACAATCAAAGACAGTCCAGTTTTATTAAATGATATAGTTCGGATAATCTCATTGGTGGTAGATTTAATAACTTCTAACTTTATTAGTTGCATAATACCACCTCATTTTTTTTATTAATTTCTTTAATAACTCCAATTAGAAACAACCAATCAATTGTCAAAATAAAAATAGAGTATTCCATCTTTTGATTTTTACAATACTGATATAACCTATCAAATGTAATACTGCATTGATGACTTTCAAAATATGTTAGTATAATACTTCCTGAATATAATATGGAATTTTTAGGACTATTTTCATAATCAACAATCATAAAGCAAAACACCTCTTTAAATCAAATTACTTTTTCCTGAATTACCGGAATAATATTGCTAATGTATTCATTAAACCGAGTAAATACTATAAAATCGCATAGTACAGTATTCGAATCAGCCGAATACATTAAAAAAAATGATAGTTTTTATTTTCAAAGATTATAATGTTTTCTCGTTATGTTTTATCGAGAGTTCCACTTCTTTTAGATGTCTCAATCGGTATTAAAATTTTACATTCATAAAATACATATGCTGTAATAGAATTTAAATACGTAATTTTTTTATTAGTTTCTATGTCTGATTGTCTGTTATTAAAAATTTGGGCGCTTATAATTTCAATTATACGATTATATATTTTATCCGAATGGCCCTTAATACATTGTTCATTTTCAATATCAATATGGAAATCAGTTAATACATCTATATATGTTTCCCAGTAATAGTCATATAAGTCACTTCTAATAGATGCTTCTAAATTACCAATATCTTCTATAGCATCTTCTACAATGTTGTACGAATCAATAAAACATTTTTTAATTTTATGTTGTAAATTATTAGAAAAACAATTTAATATTATTTTATCATCTATAGTATATGCTTGTGTCTTTTTTTGTTTAATGCGATTTATATCATTTTTGATATCCACCATTTTAACAATTATTTTACTAATATCAGAAACTTCCATTGTAGTAGCATCGTTAATCAAAGTTTTCACATTATTAATATTAAATGTATCACTCATTTTTCTGCCCCTATTTCACTGATTTACGATTATCTAATTTTCCTACATTTTCAATGTTAAAACTATCTTGACTTGTAATGGTCGAATTTTTATTAAATATCAGTTCTATTTTATTCTGTATTGCTAAACATTTGTTCTTTTGATGCCTACTCAAAAAGAACATAATAATACTCCCAATTCCAGCAACTATTGATATCACCGTATTAACATCCTTTAAAATATCCATATATAACCCTCTCTATTTTTTATAAATAGATACACTCCACCTATAAACCATACACACATAATTCAGTAGTATATTTGCATTATTATAACACATTCCCCCTTAAAGAGGACAGCAAAAACAAAAAAGTCAATAGGAAAAATTCAATTATACAAATTTTTAGAAAAAATTCTAGCGCATGGTCTGGGCAAAAGTGGTAAAAAGAAAAAAAAGCCGGAACACTCATCTACTGAGCAGCCCGGCAGTTTACTATCTCATATTTATTTCTTTACCAAGTCCACTACCCCACTCTGAATACTTACCACAATGGAAGTCACAGCGTTGTTGATTGCTGTGATATACAGCCGGTTGCAAACATTCACCATTCCTTCACCGTATAATTCACAGCCCCAGCCTTTTTACCGTCTGCACTCATGTATGCCATGGCTTCCACCCGCCCAGCCTGATACCCAACGCCAGCATACGTCTTATTATCCGTATAAATGTCAATATTTTATATGTATATTACAAGAAAAAATGGACAAAAAAATAAAACCCCGACCTACTCAAATTATGAGTGGATCGGGGCTTTTTTATCCATCTGATTAAAATTTAGTACGTTACGCTGGCTATGCACAATTTTCTTTCTTTTGCAAGACGTTTCCAATGCTTCCGTTCCAATTTCAAATGGTATTTTATATTGGAATTTAAAACATCTATCATATGCTGCGTGTATTCGGTATTTATGGCAATACATTCCAAGCATTCTATCCGTTCGATAATTAAGCGTTCCAAATGCGCCGAAGGATACCATTCTCCGGTTTCTATCTTCCTGAACACCCACGGAGTTACAGGGGAATATTCGCTCAATTTAGTTTTACTCACACTGCAATTGACTAAGGTTTCCATAATTTTATTCATGATACGCCTCCCATTTTCATATGTCTATAAAGCATATCATGTATTACCATGAAAAACAAATTAATTTTAGATTAGAAAAAAAGCCCCGACCTACTCATCAGAGGGATTGGGGATTTATATATAATACATTAACTATAACTATTTAAAATTATTTAAAGATAGAATAGGCCACTGTTATACCTGCGACAATGGCCCATGTATCCCGCTGCCTTGTAGCAACAGACTGCTTATGGATCAGCTCGTCGATTTGCATTGTCAACTTGTTCAAAGATTTGTTTTGCCTCTGCAATGTCTCGTCTGCCTTGATTAACGAGGTTTTGGCACTCATCAACGATCTCTGCGTTGCTGTCAGCTCGTTTTTGCAGCTCATCAAGTCTGCCTGTAGCGCGATCAATGTCTGCTTGTCCGCTGTCGAGTGTTGACTCAGCATCTGTAATTTTGTCTGCAGCGTCGCTAATGTCATCTCTTGATTGCTGATTATCGTCCTGAGTCTCTCGTATTGTATCCGCTGCATTACGACCGTCTGCGGCTGCTCTGTCATCGTAGTGTCTGCAGATAATCCAGCCGACGGCGATAACAGCAAGAACAATAAGCATACCAATAATAAATTGTTTTTTATCCACATGTGCCCCTCCTTAAAAAATGGAAGTAAGTACCTGGTAGGCAAAGCACCCGATTAGGATAACTTCCACACCCTTAATAAAGTATGCACCCCATTTGTTGGTCTTGGTATCAGTTACTTTATCATGAGATTCCTTAATTTCTTCTGCTTTATCCTCTACTTTTTTCCCGATTTCGTCGAGCTTGTCTTTAACATCTTGCTTTACTTCTTCCATTTTTTCTTCCAATTTGCCTTCCAATTCTTTTTTCAATTCTTCTAATTTCTGTTCATCCATTGTGTTTTCCTCCGATACTGTTTGAATAGATTCCACTACGTTTTTCGGTGCTTTTGATTCGGTTTTCGGTTCTTTTAATTCGTTTTTTAATTCTTCAGACATTTCATATCCCTCCTAAATACGTGCAAGTGCATCATGGCACTCACTATCAAAACGATCATTTAATGATTCACGCAGTCTTGTGTTGTTCCATTCTGGTGACTTACATACTCGCAGATAAATCGAAACCGTCAGATCATAATCAAACCGAGCATCGTCTATATACGTTAAATTAGGATACCCTGTATAATCTCCATCGGATGTATTAAACATCTTGTGGCAAGCATCCGTCCACATCTCGACAATCAGTCCAGGACCATACTGTACTGCCCGGCTCCATATGACGTCTTGCATGACCGCCGTATGGTTAATGATATGCCATCCGGCATCAGCTAGTACTGCAACAGCAGGATCATAATAGGCATACCTAATATAGTCGTGTTGTGCTGTAGCAAAATCATAATAATAGCTATCAGCCAGTTCCCGCCATTTCATATCAAAATCGGATGAGTATAACTCATACTGCGCTAACGCATTACCCATCCACGCATAATTACCGAGCTGCAGCCACTCCACAAAGGCCTGCAAACTCCCCGCATTACTGCTCAATTGATATGAGCCATAGCTCTTGCCACCCGGATCACCATCTCCACTGCTGATACATCCGGGATTACCATTGCTCTCGTACTTTGCACTTAAATCACCTAACATTTTTTATATCTCCTTTCAAGTATCCTTTGACTGGCATGCCAGCAGTGCTATTGTACCGGCTATCCATTCCGTATTTTGTCCACGCCGCTTTAGCCAGCGCTACTATTCCACCTAGCCCAGTAATCACTACCGTCACACCGGACCAGCAGCTATTGAGGTCAAAATGCTTGCCCCAAAGGGCATTGCTCCAATAGCCGATGAGCCAGCTAACCATCACTGCGCATAAAAAAATCATCATCACAATACCAAGGATGATGATAAGTGCCAACCAATTTTCTTCGGCCCATTTTCCAAATTCAATTATTTTTTCTTTCATTTTTACCTCCCTCCTGTACCTATTTGACGGATTTCCGTTTCTATATCGTCAATACGATGCTGATTACTTTTACCCCTATCATCAATTTTTTGTACCCATACCTCCAAGGCGTGCCTCTGTCGCTGCTCATCTTTGATCGTCTCATTTAGCTCATCCAGCGATGCGCCTATGCGTTCCAATATCTCTTTGAGCGGGGCAATAAGTGATCGGCATACCCAAATCACACCACCACACACTACGGCACCAACTGCAAGAGCCTCCCCGAGATCTATAGTCATCACGTCACCGCCTTTATCATCACTATTACGGCTGCTACCGCTGACAGAGCAAGTATCATATCAAATATATTTACCATCTTATCACCACCTATTACCAGTATTCAGGAAATCCAATTTGGAGTATGACTGACATCCCTTTTTCGAGTATCATCGCACTCGGTATTTCGAATGTTAGCGTGGCCGTACCTTGCCACGGATTTTGTCCACCCTCGTTCCATTGTTCCATTCTATTGGCGTCGATGTGGTGAATCGAGCTACTAACGCATTACTCGGTTTATTTTGCCATACGCAACCCACCATTTGGGCAGGTAAATCCCCTCGTGAATACGCCCCATCAACCGCAATATTTATAATCCCGGTCATGTGGTATGGTAGTGATGACGATGCTATTTGTTGGGTTATGCTTATAACTCTTATGTTTATCCCGTCTGGTGGGGTAGTAGTCGCATTATCCAAGTACGCTTGACTGGGGAATGGGAATAGTGGCCAGTCATCAATTGCTTCGACCGTCAACCACTGCTGCCCACTTGCCGGATCTGAAACCGGAAACGATGAAATCTGCATTGCGTAATTTCCTTGTACTATAGACGGGGGAATGGTTTGCGAACGGAAAGTAGGCATCGGGTAGAATGTGCTGCCAATTTGGAATATGTCTATTCCTGACTGGACGAAAGAAACACGTTTGCTTCCGTCACTTGGCACAATTACCGCATCATAGGGAATTGCCGATAAGTTATACCGGCGCCCTCCTGAGGTAATATCCAGCCCTGCGGTACCGCTCGCCGGGGTTGCCATCGTAAACGCTATGGGGTCCACGTTGTATGTACTTCCGCCAATGATCGTTGACCTCTGCGCTTCGCCAAGTGGAGGGAAGGTGTTTTCGTTTGTGCCTATGTGCATATACCATTGCCCAAAATTGCTGGTAGAATACCCACCGGATTCCCAATGCGCAATCCCGTCAAATTGGAATGTCCCTGATTCCACCGTAGCTGCGCTGGCAGAAATGGACAAATTTTTATTTACAGTTCCTTTTATGGTTGCCATGATAAGCCCCCTAATTTACGGAAAGGGTACCTGCCGTATAGCCATCTGCCGCAATGACTTCTGCTTCATATGCTGTCCCTTCGGGGGCGGTAAATGTTTCCGTATGATCTACTTTTGCACTATCCGATTTATTCGGGACATACACATGTATTGTCTGATTGGCAGTCTGCGTGATCGTAACAGTATATGTATTTTGTGATGCGGCCGTAGCTGTGATAGTAGTCTCCGCTGTCACAGTATAACTTCCGTCATCATTTTTTTCTGCTCCTGATACACTAACCGTACCTGCGGTATACCCGGAATTAGCGGCAATTGATATATACAATTTAGTTCCATAATCTACTTTCGCCCTGGATGCTAAAACATCACCGCTGGCACTGCCCTTTCGCACCGTAATTGTCTGATTCGCAGTCTGCGTGATCGTAATCGCAAACTGCTTGATAATAGCAGCCGTAGCTGCAAATGTAATGGCTTTCGTAATTGTCCCAGTTAAATTTGCCATTTTTAATCCTCCGTATCTTTTACTGATAAAACACCCGCAGTGTATCCTTCATCGGCGACAACTTGCGCTTCATATTGAGTGTTCACGGGCGCAACAAACGTTTTTGTATGTGCTGTCCCATCTACTTGGACAGTAATATTTTGATGCGCAGCCTGCTGTATTGATACCGTGGCAGTATTAGCATCCGCCACTCTCTTCCAGCGGAAGACAACCTCATAAGGCTGGCGATTTTCATGCGGCTGATCCCCCCCAGATTCTTTTACGCTCCCAGTATGACCATGGTCTGCATTCAATTCAATGTTACGATCTCTCAAGTTATGATCAGCATTACCTTCTGACCGAATATTATCCGCCTGCACCCGGAAGACTCCGCTTGTAGCAGCATCGTTAGCTCTTACATGCAGACTGCCACGGATCGACGTGGAATCAATCGTTAAGTCGTGCCCATGCTTCGCTACTTCATCCGCGGTAATCTGATGCTTGGCTTCGCCGCCCTTATCACCAAGTGCATACGTATACGTCTGGGCCGCATCCCCTGCGCCCTCAGTATATGTGCCTGCGGCAATCAGTACACGGCCGGCATCCATTTTGACCCATGTCGTACCCGACCAGATCTTATTTGGGTCGGTGTCGTTTGTGAGCTCAATGACAGAGCCCACAGGATATATCAGCTTGATAATATCTATGTCTAACCTTGTCGGCGGGTCAGCAAACAGTCCATCCCCGCGCAAAAATTTATTCTGCGTGCCGATGCCCGGAGCCGGAACCATACCGCGCGTGCCCGCGGCGGAAGCTGTAGCAGCGACAAAATTTTTATGGGCGGCAGTGTCCTCATTATGTGCTTTAAAAGCAGCCGCATGGGCAGTGCTTGCCTTATCATGTGCTGTCATTGCCTCCTCAAATTTTTGTAAGGTCACATACACGATACTGCTATTGATCACTATTTCAATATTTTCTGCGTCACCGACACCAAAATCGATATCATAGACGCGTTCCTGCAAAGGCGTTGTCTTATCGTAAATAAAATTACCTTGTCCAGATGCATTTGTGTACGCATAAAGTGCCTCTGCACCCTCATCAATTTGTGCCATAATCCCCATTTCACGAAGCCAAAATCCGGCATCGACATTGGCGTTAGACATCCTAAATTGCACCGTATATAATCCATTTTCTCCATTTGTAAAATCGGCGATATTTGCACTTAGACGAGGGCTTTTGACTGCTGTAAAATCCTCTATATGATCTGATGCTGTGAGTATGCCATCACCTAAAATCACCTTGGTAATCCGCAGCGTTTGCCCACCTTGGGACTTTGCAATCATCTCCTTGCCCGCCTTGGTAAGGATCGTCTTATTAAAATCTCCTGTATTTGCCATGTATCCTCCTATTTATACCTATCAGCTTCAATACGTGTTACAACAGCTGATCGCACTATCCCGACAACGGCCATGTGCGCAGGTGCAAAAATGACATCAAAAGTAGTATCCGCGTTGACGGTCGTCCGGATATAGCTGGATACGATGCCCCCAACGTGTATATCCCCTTCAGCATGCGCATAGCCAATGTATTTCCAACCAATATGCGCCGGCACAAACAGATTGAGCGCTTTTTCCAGATTGGTAAAGCTGGTTACCCTACCATCTGGCAGCCTCACCTCAATCTCATACCCTTCGGGATGATCAATGACTATGCCAGACTTATTGGCCACAAAAAGATTGACTAAGGTAATCAAAAAATCTAGCGTGACCGTCTGCGTACCATTAAGCTTAGCTAAAATTGCCCGGCGTCTACTTTGATAATCCAGCGCTTTATTAGTATCAATGCCGACAAATTCTTCCCAGTCGTCCAGCCCCCAGGTAGCTGTACTAACAAACATCTGTTTAGTTACATCAATTGCAGTCAATCGCTGCGTTTCGTGTTCCCCACCCAGTGCCTCCTGTACCGCTTTAAATTGCGGGTCTCTATATAAAAACGGGGGTAAGTATCGCTGCAGGGACACTGGCACGGTACGTAAAAAAGTAAAATCAACCATGGGTTAAGATCACCTCCGTAATGGATGGTATCTGCTCTGTTGTGACAGCGATGTTATCTTTTTGGCCATTGACGGTCAAGTCATCATAATCCATCACCTTGGTCTCGACACTATTCGCTAAAATGGTCTCCCCAATTTTAGCATAGGATATTTTTATGCCATCATAGTCCGTTGACGTAAAATACGCATTGAGCACAGTTTTAATTCCGCCTATATTGCCGGTGCCAATTGTCGGCTTGAGCGCAATAGACAGCGCCAGTATTTCCGGCGCCACAACAGTTACCGTTGCCCCGATTGGATGCTGGATGGCAATATAGTCCCGTACCTGCTGCAACAGGTTATCTGACGCCGGCTGTCCATTAGCATCCGTCACAATGATCTTGACTGTGCCATTGCCATTCCACAACTTTTTAACGGCGATCCTGCCGACCCCTTCGATGCTGGTCCCCCACTCAATATAGTCATTTTCGTTTCCGGACGTGGCGGGCTGCTGCACTTTAAATATCAGCCGATTATATAAAGCCTTGTCAGTCTCCTCGTCAAACCCATCGTATGTAGCCTCTGCATTGGTGACGCGGGTGATGCCTGGAATAGACATAGGGATCACTGTAATCAACCCCGCCGCAACGTTACCTGCAACACCAGCCGCCTCTGCCTCAATATCAATATCCGCTGATTGGATCACCTGTGTCGTCTTGATAGCATGGAAAGTTATGCCAGACGTCGTAGCAAAGAGACTGCCCGCAGGTATAGTACCTGACCCAGTCACGGTCAGTGCCCCTAGTGCTTTGATCGCCATTTTACGTACAACGCCATGTTCCTCGGCACGCATAGTCAGATATTCCCCCCAAGCGGTCCGGGCAAAACCGGCTTTATACTGCTGCTCCCGCTCGACCTCCTGCTTGGCAAATTCAAGGCTATTGGAGGATAGCACGTCATATTCAAAGGTACCCTCATATTTGCTGGCATCGCCGCCGGTATTGGCTTGCAGTTCTTTTAAAATCGCATCCTGTTCTCGCGCGCTATACATTGATATTTACCTCCCCGTAGGTCGTCGTCAGATCGGCATCGACATTGACATGCGTCCCTGAGCTGGTGATCTCGATCCGATCTATTGACTGGATATAAGGATTGACCATCAAGCACTCAATAAGGACACGCTTAAGTTCACTATAGCGCTGCTGGACGCTCATGACCTTGCCGATAAAGGGATTAAGTTCCAGGCCGTACTGCCAGCTGTACGCCAAGTACCGGTATCGCTCTGTGCAGATCGCTTTGTAAATCCACACCTTAATCGCCTCGTTGCCCTCGACAGTAACCCGCTGGCCGCTGCCATCGTAGATAAATTGATCTGTCTCAAAATCCCAGGCCCACTCTTTTGCCATCGGCAGGTCTTGCGCCTGATCGACTGCGGTTGCCCCTACAAAGGGATACGCTGCACTCATAGCTTGATCACCCTGTCCTTTATCAGATATAATTGCTCATCCTGCCCATAAATCGGTTCAATGCTGACCAGATCCCCTGGTTTTAATGTATCTGTCCATACGAGGTCATTGTCGATCGGGTGGTTGTGACTCTCATAGGCCGCATCGCCCGAACCGCCGCCTCGGTCAGACGTCTGGCCGACGTAGTGCCGAGTGTAGCCGCTGAGCAAATAGTCCGATATATAACACTCCTTGGCTGTCAGCGTAATCGTATTAACCTGCACTTGTATGTCCGGCGGCGGCGCCAAGACGATACCGACCATATTCCCGCGCGGCAGCTCCGCTTTTGCGGTCTGATGCATGATATCGACGAGCCTGGACATAGATTGTGATGCCGTCGGTATGTTTTTATCTGCCATACGATCCCTCCTTATATCTGGCTTGTCTTGATGATCTTGACCGGTGTCTGCCCTACATTATAGATGCCGCCCTGCGCTACTTGGTTGGCGCTGGAGCTATTGCCGACATACATCCCATTGCCGGCGTAAATAACGGTGTGCTCATTATCGCCGTAGACAATGCAGTCGCCGACAGCCAGGCTGCCTTCGTCAAAAGGCACGACATTGCCACTGCCGGCATTGGCGACCAGACTGGGTACGTCGGCCACTCCCTGCTCGTACTGTGACTTGAGATACGGGCTGTAGTAGCTGCCGATCCGCGTCGTAGCCTCCACGCATCCATTGGCGCCGCTGGGCATCGTAGCGCCTTGCCAGGCGGCATAGCCCTGTTGGACGCCTTCCGCAGCATTGAGATTCGCCCCGCCGATGCCTTTTTTAGACGTCGTATCACGAGGCAGTTCTTCTGTATTCATAAGGTTTTCAAATTCAATTTCCAGGCGCATTTCGTGGATGCCATTCTCAAAGCTATGGCTGTCAGATTTGACCCAAAATTGGCCTGTCAGATTAGTAATAATATCTTTGATCGCAATGGTGTACGATGACCGTACCCGGTAGTCCCCCAGAACCGATAGTACGCCCGTCCGGTCGGGGCCATGAAAGATCTTCGTGATCTGCTCCTGCGTATTTTCGTTTGGATTGGTCTTGTATACGTCCTGAAACATGGAATACTGCTTGATCCAGTCCTGGTTTTGCTGATAGCCCGTCACATTACCCTGCTCATCGGTAATCATGATGCTGTTGATCATAGACTCAATGGACTCCCTGTACTGACTGTTTTCGATATTCAAGTATTGGTCCGCGGTAAATCCGTCGATCAGGGTGCCCTTTGGGATTACGTCCATGGCATCACCGCGCATGACAAGGTGGTACAAAATGTCCGGGGCATCCTTAGCCTTTGTACTATTGATCTGCTTGGCTGCCTCCGTGTAGGCAATCATGATGATCTGATACCCGGTCTTTTCCTGCGCAATAAAAGACACCTTTTTGCCCGTAACCGCCAGATTACCCGCCTTGACGCCCAGCTCACTGCATACGGCTTTAGCCACGTCCTCGGCCAGCATATCTGTAAATTTCCGGGTCGTTTTAGACCGGCACAAGACATAGAGATTGTCATAGCAAGTCACGGTGACCATAGACCGCTGCGTGTCCCGATCGGTACAGTACACATTGCCCTGAAATTGCAACTGGCCGTCCTCCCCATAGCCGTAGATAGTCTCACCACAGGAAATGACATAGTTAGGCAGATTAGGGTCCCTGGGATCTTGGATATAGCTAAATTCCAGCTTCCGGGCCACCTGCAGGCGAGATCCCTCCCACGTGATGCGCCCCGTCACCAGCCGGGTCAAGTCATTTTGATTGTGTTTGATAATCATTTGATCACCAGCTTACGCAGTTTACTGGCATTATTAATTGCCAGATCCGTTAAATCATTGCTCTCGACGATCCGGCGCCAGTGATTATAGTCGCCGTAGGCTTTTTTAGCAGCGTCCAGGATATCTGCCCCCTGCTGCCAAATCGTGGCCTGCGTCGGCTGCGTCGCATCCGTTGGCCGGTCCTTAAGGCCCGTAATATCATCGACAAGCTTATCATTGTTGGCCTGCGGCGTATTGAGGTCTTTGTACTCTGTTAGCGACAGCGTGTAATATATGTCCCGGCTGCCGTCCTGCTCCCAGTACTCCAAATCCATAATGCCCATCATGAGATTGACCGGCGTATCTGTAATGATGATCCGCACAGGCAGGCGGGCTTCCCGCCATTTGGTGATGAGCTCAATGCATTCCGACGGCGCCTTACGGTCGCCGACGACAAAAGGATAATTATGGATCAAGTCCGGAAAAAACACAGAAAAAGAGAGTGTCCTGAGCTTTGGCATGCCAAAAAGCAGAGCCTCTCCGACCTGCGTGATATCCACTACCTTATTTTTCTGGCCGCTTGTGATGGTGTACTTTTGCGGCGTGACGGGCAGCGTTAAGGAGTCTGTGGCTCCCTGCAAGATCACCTGCCGATGCAGGCGCCCGCCACCAGTCGCAAAGATTGCAGAGAGTATATCCAGCGTATTGCCAAGCTTACCTAATCCCATCAGTATGCACCTCCGTAATTATCCGCTGCCTGCTGTGTCAAACGCATCAGTTCATAGGCGATCTTGTGGATATCGCCCTCTTCGCGCACCACAAAGGTATTGCCCGAGATATTGATCTGCGGGGCGCCGCTGTGGCCTGCACCAGCAAACTGTTGCTGCAGCATCTGTACCGTCGTTGCGTGCGGGTATATCCGGCTGCCGCCAGGCAAATCGACGATTTCGCCGCCGCGCTCGTTGATCTCCGTCCAGCCGCCACGCCACGACGTCGTACCGGTTGCATTATGGCCAAGCCCTTCTCCTCCGAGGTTAAAAGATGGCATAGATAAACTAGGGGCATTTTGTTTAATATATTCCCACGCCCCCGACAATTTGTTTTGAATAGTTGTTGCCGCAGAGGTTGCTCCTTGCGCAATTGTATCCCACACACCACCGGCCCACGTTTTTAATTCATCCAGACTTTGTCCTGCGCTGGTCTTGGCTGCCGCAAAAGATTGCGCCCATTCCTGATTTTTTGCGGCAGCTTGCTGACACATCTCGTTCCATGCCGCTGTAAAAGATGCTTTAAATTCAGCCTGCGTCGTATCTAAATACGCAGTAGTATTACTCCATTCAGATTGTATCCCCTTTGTGATCCCTGCCCAATCCGCCGTAAAGCGGGGACCGGCAGCGGCGATATCCGCGCCCATCTGGTCCAGCGTCGAGCTAAAGGATTTCTGGAGGGCCCCCCAATCGTAGCCCGCAGCGGCATCACCGATTTTAGTGCCGATGTAGCTGCCGGCCATATAGCCGAGGACGCCGCCGATAGGCCCGCCGATGGCCGTACCGATTACCCCGCCGACGTTACTGCCGATGGAGGCGATGGAGGCCCCCATAGCATGGCGGTTTTGCTCGGCTACCCGGGTCTGATACGCTTTGGCGCCTGTCAGATCATTTTTCTCTCCCTTATCCGCTTTGGACTGCTCCAGATCTACGCCATACTGAGCCTCCTCGTCGTACATCGTATTCTGCTGGTATGTAGCATACATGTCGATAGCCGACAAAATTGCAGCTATCCCGCCGCCTGTTTTAGCGGCTCCACGCACCGTTCTGCCCAAACCGCCCCACCGGGAAGGAGACTTACCTTTTGGCGTAGACCCTGTTGCCGGTCCACCTGTCGTATGCGCCCCTGGGGTAGTCGATCCCGCACTGCCATTGACGATGACAGTCTTTGCATGGACGACCATATCGCCGATGCCGGACAGCCCGTCCCCGCTGCCCGGGCTTCCTGGCAACGTAGTACTCGGCGCTTTTACGAGATCCCCCAGATACCCTTGGGCCCGTCTGGCCAGGCGGATGATCTTGGTCAAGCCGACGATCATTGCCCCGGCTGCCAGCACCGAACCAACGCCATCCATGACCAGAGCCTTGTCTTTGAGATCTGTAATGCCTTGGGCTGCCACCTTAAGCATGTCCGTGAATTGAAACCCGTCGTCAAGGGCACTGCTAAGGCTATGCGTCAAATTGGTAACCTCATCCACCAACGCCCGCAAACTTTGACCTGCTTTACCGTCCAGCAGCTTAATCGTGAGATTTTCCCACGCGCTGGATAGCTTATCCAGCGACCCCCGGAGATTATCCATTTTCTGAGCCGACGTATCTTTAGCCGTTACTTTGCTCATGTTACCGTACATATCACTAACACCTTTAGCGCCTTCTCTCAGCAAAATCATGCCGCCCCGTATCGCATCAGATCCAAACATATCATATAGAGTACTCATCTTTTCCTCATCAGTCATGTCCTTCATGCGATCCTGCAGCAGATCTGCAATATCCGCCAAAGATTTCATTTTTCCCGCTTCGTCAAAAAACGCAGAAGATCCTTTTTCAGTCAATAAATTTAGTCTTTCAAACGCCATAATCGCTGTCTTACCTTTAGGCACAAGATTAGACAGCATAGTCTTTAAAGACGTACCCGCATCCGACCCTTTTAAGCCATTCTGCGCAAATACGGCAAGGGCAGTATTCGTATCGTCAAAGCTCATGCCGGCACCTGCAGCTACCGCTGAGCAGGCAGCCAGAGAGTATCTTAATTCTTCTACACTGGTGGCACTGGCATTGGCGGCACCGGCTAAAATATCAGCCGCATGCGTTGCATCGTCCATGTGAAACGCGTTCATGGCCGTGCTCATAATTTCAGCTGCTTCCGGCAGCGCCAGCCCGCCGGCAGACGCTAAATCGAGTGCCGCTTCAGACGCCGCTCCCAGCACGTCTTTGACAGATACGCCCGCTTTGAGCAGCTCCGTCATACCTTTTGCGGCATCGGTCGTGCTGAATACCGTCGCATCGCCCAGCTGCATGGCTTTTGCCTTGACCTGCTCCATCGCGTCAGCATCTAAATCTGTCAGGGCCTTTACCTCCGATAGCTGCGCCGTAAAGTCGGAATAATTTTTGATGGCGTCATACACCCCGACACCGATGCCGGCTGCTCCTGCCATCTGCATACTGGTCCCCATGAGCATCCCGCTTGCTACACCAGACGCCCCGCTGGTCAGCTTATTCAGCGGCCCGCCTTGCTCCATATTTTGCCGAACATTGATGATCGCCGTATAGGTTTTACCTTTGATCTGAGACAACTCTGTTTTGACACGCCGTACCGTCTGTGTCGCTTCGTCCTTCGCCCGGACTGTGGCCGCATAGGTACCGCGAATACCTGATAGGGATGCCTTAGCCTTATCGGCCTTCGCTGCTAATGTTTGCGCTGAACCCCCAGCTTTTTGCATGCTCGATGCTGCACCATCCACGGCGGGAGACAGGCTCTGAAGGGATTTTGTAAAGTCCGTAAATCCACTCCGCGCTTTTTTGACGTTTGATGTAAATCGATCTTTGAGCTCCAGCGTAGCGCTTAATACAAAATTATCCATGCTAGTCCCCCCTCCCTGTCATCATGGCCGACAGCACGTCCTCTTGATCACGCCGACGCCTGAGTCCGGCCAGCGTGGCTTCGTGCTCCATCTGTACTTCCATGGCCGCGTGGCAAAACAATTTTTCCGTTTTAGTCAAGCTAAAAAAGTAGTCTAACCGGTGCCCCCTGAGAACCAAAAAAGCGGCCGTAGCCGCCTCCCAGTCCTCCTTGATTAGTTTTTTACGTCATCATGTACCTTTGCCTCGATCGGGACGCCATACCCTGCGCACTGCACTATTTTAGTGCCAATAGCCGGTATCTCGCCAGCATCGAAGAGCGCTTCCACAATGTCCGTCGGTTCTGCGCATCCGTAAGCCTTTTGCAGCTCTGCGGACTTTAAATCGGGCTCAATAACCGAATTGAGAATGGCATATGCGTCGGCCCCCTCCGTGAGGTTCAGGACTTCGGCGACAAAAGCCTTCGTCGGCTTTTTGACTACGATCGTACCAATACTGGTCGTAAAATCAAAAGTTTCTGTCTTTCTCGCTAAAATCGCTTCTTTTTGCTTGATTAAATCTTGTATACTGACTGCCATGCTATATACCTCCTATTGCACTGTTTCAATAAATGCCGCGTCTTCCGGCGTGAAGCCGAAAGGAAATTCTTTTTCGACGACCTTGCCCTTTTCAAACGTCATAAGTGTCAATTCAGTGAACCACACGTTGTCTACGGTACAACGCTCCTTTTGTCCGTCTGATGCATCCGGATCGTTGATCAGTCCGACCAGCGTCGTCCGGGGGTCTTGTCCGGCCTTCCAGGCCTCTAAAAATGCGTTGATGTTGCGATTAATGACGGACTTGATTGTGATTGTCCCCGTACCGGTCAGCGATACGATCTTGCTGTCCTTGCTGTTGTCGATCAGCACGTCCTCCCGATCTGCCGTGACTTTGCACTCAAATTTACTGATCTCAAAGAGCAGCTCGCCGTCCCACCAAACTTTACCGTGGCTGCCATTCCACCGCCGCCGCCCGCGGTATTTTGTCGTTGTTGCGTCTCTTGCCATCTATACTCATCCCCCTTATTACATCGTAAAATTAATCGTCAAATCTTCCATGGCATTGACCGGTGTAATCCGTCCAGCCAACATGACCTTCGTGCCCGTGTTGTACTCGCGGATCTGCTGTACCGTCATTTGGCTCGGGTCGTCGCCGTGGAGCTTGGCATAATTTTTCTGCGCATCCTCGTCGATGTCGACCGTGTTGACGACGGTCTGGCTGTTATCCAGGACATTACCCTTGATGCCCTCAAAATAAATCATAATTGCCGCAATAAAGAGCATCTTATGGTCGTAATCATTGATATATTTACCCACATAAGCGGATTTGTAGGTATCCCGGATATCGTCCTTGATCATATCTACTGCCTCAACGATCTTGATATATCTAAAGTCAGACCCCACATCCGTCGTAAAGGTCGTCAGGCTGTTGCAGGCCCGGGCAATTTTGACGCCGTCATCGTCCTGCTCATCAAAGAGCAGCAGTTGCCCTTGATCGATCAGTGTATCAATGTCCTCATAGGTATCACAACTGACTACTTCGGTCAATTGATAATAGGTGGCACTACGGTCTAATGGCAAACCCGCTAATATGCCTGCAATACGGGCGGTATACTGCGCTGCAGTGTACGTGATATACGCGTCTTCCGACAGCTGTGATTGCCCTACAGCCGCTGCGCCGACCGCAGGCCCCGTATAATTGGGATTTTCCACCTGGATGTTCCCGGTGCAGAAATTGATGACCCCTTGATCATCTGCAGCCTGATCGGCCACAACAGCTTTAAAGGTCTTAGATTTATTGTTGCGCATGGCCTTGATCCACGATGCCAGGTCTTCCATATCCTGGACAGATCCTGTCGGATGGCAGATGTAATTCCACTTGATGTTGGCAATCTGCTTCAGCACATCGGCCTGCGTAATGTCCGCCCCTTCGACGTCGTCATTGGGGATCGTGTACACCAGCACCCGCAATGGCGTACCTAGCAGGCACTTTTTGATTAAATCCACATTGGCATCCGTCAGTCCTGTATCAGGGATATCCGTAACGTCATTGATCTTGTAATAGCCCATCTTATTTTCTGTCTCATTTTTTAAAATCATGACGACGATCCCGCGGGCCGATCGGGTAATCGCCGTAATGGCCTTTGTCTTAAATGTGATGATGACCGACGGCGCGCCAAAAACCTCTTTTTCGTTTGGCATATCTATTCCTCCTCATTCAATCGCAATTCCAATTCTTCCATTAAATCCATCGTGAGGCATTTTGCCTCGCGATAATCCGCAAATACCAGATTAAAAATATAGTGCAGCACCTCGTCGTGTATCGTGATCTCCGCATTGCCGATGGTGATAGCCCGATCCTCGACGCGCAGCACAGGCCGGATCAACTCATCCAGCATATCCCCCATATCGTACAGCACCATGCGATCCGCCCGCCCATAGGCGTCTTCCTCCGGTACAAAAGTGATATCTACCTGTATCGTACGATCGCTGTACACCTCATCGACTGTCGTGATCAGGGGCTGCATCTCAACATAAAAATAAGGCGCATTGGCTTTGTCCACATTGTCAAAATGCACCTTATACTCTGGGTATGCGATTTTCAACCGGCCTGTAAGGACTGCTTTGATACTGCGTAACGTAATCATGCGTCTATCAGCCCCTTTAAAATAGCCTCGGCGTCCTTTTTAAAAGACTTACCGGACTGCAGCATTGCCCGGTGCAGCATCTTTTTGCCGGGCACAAAATCCCGCTTGAGGCGCTTGCCAATAGCCGGCACGAACCTTCCGGGCTTCTGCCGGTGGCCATACTCGACATGCGCCGCATACTCGACATTGTTAAATACTACGGCGACGCCATCAACTATTGGCGTACGCCGCCAACCATTTTTTAATGGCGCCCCTGGAGAGCCTGTCGGCGTATTATCCTTGGCTTTGCCAATAAGTATCTCGGCCTCCTGGGCGACAAATTGATCCCGCTTGACCGGAGCCTGCTTGGCCAGTCGAGCCAGGCGCTTGTCAAACTCGTCAAAGCCGCCAAATTTCATGCCCATTACGCCTCGTCCTCCCTCCGTACGCTGATCTCCTGGTGTGTCGGATAGCTAAAAGCCTGGGCCGCATGTAATACAAAATCCTGACCCTCGTGATGGATGGTCAGGATATCATTGGGTCGTATCTCATAGTCTGGATCCAAGCAGATCCGTAAATCCGTACCGAGGACAAAAGCACGATCCGTCTTGTCTGTCCGCAGCTCCTTGCCGTACTGACTGAGCTTGCAGGGCAGATTCGTGTAGATATTCTCCACAGCATAGTCATCGGCGCCCTCTTTGTCGACGATCGGCACCTGCCGGGACACCGTCACCGTGTCCTGGTACATGTATTGGTGCAGGGCCTGCCTGCATCTATTGAAATTCACAGCGACCATCTTACCTTCCGGTACAGATTGAGTTTCGGCCGCAGCGTCGCAAAGTCTGCTTCTGCCAGGCTGCCCACAGCGGGCGCAGCAGCGGTGGCAAATCTAAATTCTGTATCGTCCATTTTAATACTTTGCAGCGGCTCACGCCCCCCGTTTTGGATGTCGTCCAACTGCTTACCGATCAGCTCGGCCACGGAGTACGTCAATGCTGCCGGGAAATCTTCCCGATGACAATAATCCAGGACGTCGGCTATCATTTTCTCGGCGTACAGCTTGACGACGGCCTCATTGGGTAATGGGTCGCCCCGCAGGGTCTTAACCTTTTCGATGATGTCCGTAATGGCATCGTCGGGTGGTAGAAAATTCATATAATCACCTCGTTCGATCTATCTCAACCAACGTTTGAGCTAACATCTCTATCGTATTTTCCATGAAAGTATGCGAAAGCGTACTTTCATTAGGTGTAAAGGGGGCAAAACATAGATGCAAAAGTTCATGTACCAATGTTATCTCCATATCCTGTTCAAACGGTGTATCTGGATAATCTACGGGATCTAAAATTCTAATAATCGCTTTCCCCGAAGACAAGCCAAAATCAACTTCTCCCTGGGCATCGCTATCATTAAAACTTGATCGTCGGCAAATACTCACTGCGATGCGCCAATTATTAAGTCTCAATTGATTTTGCCATCGAGCACACCGCTCTCTAAGCTGCTCTGGGCTTAAAATGTGTTTCACATGTCCACCTCCGTGGTATAATAAACTATCCTACAAGAAAGGAGGGTATTACTTATGTTCATTCCCGATTTTAAAAAACTAAGACAAGATGCGCTAAAAGAATTCCAAGGGGATCACACACCGGAATCCGTAGGCGATGAAATCCAAGTAATCATTGCCACTACAGCATCCAAGATCGCCGCAATCATGCTCCAAAACTACCACGCAGAACTCAATGAATATCTTGAAAAGACCCGCCATAGTTAACTGCTGATTGGTGTAACTCCTCAGCAAGTTTCGCCGCAATTTTATCCGCAGATTTATTTAACCGCGCTTCTTCCAAAAGCGCGGCTAGTTCTTTAGGAGTAATCCGTATCACGATTTCCACGCTATCGCCTCCTTTCGGGCATGAAAAAAGCACCCATTGCTGAGTGCTGTAATAGTTTAGTAAAACAAAGAACTGTCTGGCAGGCGTCGCCACTCCTGCATCTCTTTTGACCGCTAGGGCGTGTGGTTGCAACGAAATTTACCACCTCAGGCAGTTCTCTGCTTACTCACCTATATTTTACCGCATTTATTCTCGTGTGTAAAGAATGTCCTTGTTCCTTAAATAATTTTGCAGTCGCTTATCACTGATCTGCCAACAGGATATAATCGAGTTTTTGTATTCCGGATCATCCTCCACAGTGCACAATCTCAAAACCAGCTGTATGTATTCTTCCCCTATTTTCATCTTTTTGATAACTAATCCCGTATTAGGATGCTTATCCTTTATAATGTAATCGGGATCAAGAACCGCATCTTCAAGGTAATCAATGACCCGGTCATACGCATCGGGATGGCGTTCCACAATATGCTGCATCTGTTTTTCGGTTATGATGACTTCATCCGTGCGGATGTCAGGCGTAACAACACTATACAATTCCTTACTGATCACACATACATGATACACTTCAACAGCCCCCTGGATGCTTTTGTCTCTCAGTATACCAGATTTTGGATGTTTTTTCTTCCATTTTTCCAAAGATTCCGTTTTATCTACATACACAGCCTGCCAGTCCTCATACCGCATGTCCGCCGGCACATAGACCGTGCCGCCCTTATCATCCCGTGCTACCCGCGTGCCGGTCTTCACCACGTCCTCCCCGTATAGGGTACCGGCGATCGTAGAGCGGCAGTTAGGATGCAGCGGCGGCAGATTCGTGCCGGCTACGGCATCGTTAATCTCGTACACATGCCCGTCCCGGCTGCGGCAGACAGACGATGTCCTGCGGTCCAGTGTCGCTATAAAGCGGTAATACTTCATGCCGGACTCCTTGACGCTGGCCAGCGATGCTTGGTTAGTGACGTAAGTAAGCTCTGTCCGCACCAGACGATTTGCCTGGTAGTTGGCGACACCCAGCCGCTTTGCCACCCGTGCCGCGATCTTGTCCACACTGTCACCGCGGTGCATGGCTGTCACCATCTCCGTCTTGAGGGTCTGCGCCATGAGCCGCTGGTTTTTCCAGAGCCGCTGGCTGTAATTTTTACCGCTCCACCGGTCACGCAATACATCCGTCAACACCTTTTGATCTACTTGAGAGATGGCCGGCAATAACTGTCCTGCTTTACCGATGTCATACAGGCCTCGGTAATAATTATCCTTATACGCATCGGACAAAAAGGACTGCATACTCTTCGATGCTTTACGCCCCAGTCCGTCCAGCTCTTGCAGCGTCTCGCTGTACAGCTTATCCAGCCGGCTGATCCTGCTGCGCATGGCCAGCGTATTAAGTTCTTTGAGCAGTCCCGGATCATTGGTCGCCTTGATCTTACGGACATACCGGTCGATACTCATGCGCCACTGCCTGTATTCCGGGCCTGTAATCAATTTACGGGCCTCCGTGATCGACGACAGCTCATTATCCTTGGCAAAGCGTCCATAGAGGGCAGCTATATCGGTCTGGATACGCCCCAGTGAGTCCAGGTAATAGCGGGCCAGCTCTTTTTCAATGGTCTCCTGGCTTTTTTTATACCATGCGGCCTCGCGCTCCTTGGCCCGCTTTGCCCAGTACGTTTCACTGTCCATATCCAGTCCCTCCTATGCTTAGCCGATCTTATGCTTTAATGCCACGATCCGGATCGCCTTAGGCTCATACACACGCTTCCAGTTCGTCGGATCCGCCAGCTCAGCCCGGGATACCGATTCGGCGTTAGCACGGTTCGCGTTTTGCCATGCGATGCCACGGGGGTGCATGATAAAGCACTTGCGGTTGATCAGGTAATTGATGCCAGAGCCTTTTTTCTTGTCGCGGTCTGTTTCCGTAGCGACGAATCCAATGGGACTCCCATTGCCCCAAGCAATCGCGCCCTGGCCGAAAATATACGTCGTAAATACGCCGTCCTTGACCGGGCAGCCATCATCGACAACGACCTTGCGGTTTTGATACGTGTCAAAATCAACGTCCTTAGAGTCGCGTTCATTGACAATCAGATTTTGCTCTTTAAGATATGCTTTTGTAGCCGAGTGCATGACCACCGTCGTCAGGTTGTCCTGAGCATCCCCCAGCAGCTGCAATACCTTAATAAAAGCAGACGCAGAGATATTCGCCTTATTGCCCGTCTGCGTAGATACATCCAGGATGTGATCAGCCATCGTCGGCGCCGCGAATACGCCCGCCAGCAGATTGATCGTCTCATGCTGCATATCCCTCGCCCAAAAGCCTCCTACAAGGGACGCAATGGCTGCCATGGGGTCCTTGCCCGCAAGGGATGCCGACAAATCTGTCGCGCTCCACATCTGAGCCCGGCGGATCGTCGTGGAGACATCTTTATTCGACGCAATGCCATTGGCAATCAGATCAGCGCCCTCGACGACATCCTGCGAATCCCCTGTCAGATCCTCAAAAAAAGGCATATTGTGTACCTGTGCGGCTTCCGACGCCAACTGATTAAATTTAGCATCATTGGTGATGATACCGCTCTGATACAGCGCCGACAGTTCCTTTGTCTTTTGGATCACGTAGGGCTCAAAAAGCTCCGGCGTGATGATATCCGCCAGCGTTACACCGTGCGCAGCAAAACGCTGCAAGTCAAAATTAAATGCGTTCTTCATTTCGAATCCTCCTTTAAATAGATAGGGTCACGCCAGCCTCAGCGGCCATGGCCTGGGCCTGCTCCGGATTTTCCCGGTACAAGCGCCCCTGCTCCGTCAGATTAAAGCTGTCCTTAGCAAAGGGATTTTTAGCACTCCCATCGCCGCCCCCGTTGGGGCTGTACGCGGGCTTGCCGCCTGCCGGTTTAAAAAGAAATGGCTTGGACTCCGTCAATGCTTTGACCTGATCGTCCAGCCCGGTGACTTTTCCATCTTCACCGAGGATGAGTTTTGTCTTATCAAACAGCCTGGATACAATATCTACATCCTGCGCCCTGTCCGCGATCGCTAATTTGATAGCATTGTTAAATTGCAGTTCCTTCATTTTAGCTTCGGCCTCGGTTTTCTGCGCGGCATTATCCGTCTGCAGCTGCTTGATCTGTTTTTTCAGGGATTCCATATCCCCTTTACTGTTTTTCAGCGTATCCAGCTGCTTGTCCCGATCGGCCACCGTCGTCTCCAAGGCTTTTTTTGCCTCATTGACCTCATTAAATCGCGTTTTGGGGACGTAGCTGCCGTCTAAAAACTCTTTGATATCTTTGACAGCTGCGACTTTTTTATCGTCCGCAACGCCTAATTTTTGTGCCACAAATTCTTCGATTGTCATATTGCTCCTCCTGTCCGGTTTTTACCGCGGTTACCTGCCGCGTTTATATGATTAAGTTAGCTGTTGGCAATAACGCCCGCAGCGCGCAGCTTTGCCAATACCGCATTTAGCTTACTAACCGCGGTGGCCAAATCTGCATCCGTTGCTAAATCTGCCTCCGCGGCCTGTACCGTAAGACCCGGGTCACCTTTAGCCCCATCCTTACCCGCTGCACCCGGGTCGCCCTTATCGCCCTTAGCCCCTGCACTGCCTGTCGCACCGGTATCTCCTTTGGGGCCCTGTGCACCCGTATCACCTTTTGCCCCATCAGCGCCGTTTTTACCCGCTGCACCTGTTGCACCTGTTGCACCTGTTGCACCTGTATCGCCCTTAGGGCCTTTTAGATTAACAGCAAGTGCATTAGATACATGTACGGTCGTATCCGCCACAGCTGTAATACGATATAGATCACCAGCAGTGTCAATGATAATATCATCGATCGCCGGCGCCACCCCTGCCGGGATTTCTACGTCTGTTTTATTGACCTCCGTATTGGACTGGATATCAACTCCGGACGTAAAAAATTGCCCCGCATTAGTCAGCGCAGCAATTCCGTCCTCCATGTGATTCAAATTGTCCTTAGTAATGATTTCTTTGTCTTGCCAGGTATGTTTTTCATAGGTCATTTTATCCCCTCCTTAGATTAAATAGTAGCTGCCCCTACCTGCGCCACACCTACGATCGGCGATGCCGGCGTTTCCGGTAGTGTGTACTTGATCCCCGTATCACAGCATTCCTGTATGACGCGACAAATTTCATACTCACTGTAATCGCGCACGGATGCGACGGGAAAGTCCTCGTCAAATTGCTGTATATATCGCATCAACCATTTATACATCATTCTCACCTCCTCCCCCGCTGTCATCACCATAAATATCCGCTTTTTCAGCAGCTTCCTGCTCTTCTTTTTCCAGCTGCGCTTCCTCATCCTCCGCATTTGCCACAAAGGGATGATGTTTGAGAATCGTCTTTCGCGATACAATCCCTTCTGATTGGGCACACATAGTAACTAATTCCGCATCATTGCGGATGCTGGTACGTGTCCACGTCTGAATAATTGTCCCGCAATCCCGATTGTTTGTATGGCAGATGGCTCGCACCAGTTCGTTAAACCCCAGTCGGAACTCTGTTTCCATCAAACCAGCTTTGAGTTCCAACAGCGCATATAAAAATTTCATTGCTTCGCCGCTCGTAGCGTCCAGCCCCTGCTGCTGCGGGTCAATGCCCTGTCCCATGTCAAAAATAGATTTACGCGTGATTTCCAGCATCTTATCCCGCGCCTCGACAGGAATGTCAATCGTCAGGGTAGACACACCGCTTTTATCATTAGGACCCACATTATCCATATTAATGGCCTTGAAGTATTTCATCTCCTTCAGGAATTGCCCAAGATTCTCGCTACCGTAATTTGTCAAAACAAAAATGACCTCTTGGATATCCTCAAGGTCATTCATGAAGCCGCTGTACGTCTTGTCATACGCGTCAATTAACGCTTTAACACGATCTAAATCGCGGCTGGCTATGGAATTATTAAAAAACGGAATAAACGGCACACAGCCGAAATCATGATGCATGATGCTATCTGCTTCGGATAACCCGGCATCGTAAAAATCTGTAAAACACGGATAATCCATCAGTCCGTCTCGGATGGTATCAGCTGTTCGTTTCCGGAATGCCTGGCATTCTGCATCTGTCCAATATTCATACACGTCGTAGGTTTCACCTGTATCTGCATCAATGTCTTTATACACACGCAGTACGGCCATCAGCTTTTGATCCAGCTTTTTACTCCATACCGGAATCACCTGCATAGAAGGCACCACACCATACTGAAATCCGTCCACCGGATCCATCCAGTAATGCAGCCATGAAACGCCGGCATTACTGGCATTGACACATAATACCTTCGCTTTTTTTGCCCAGGCATCCCCCAAGGCATTGGCAATCACTTGATTCGTGTCATCGTTCTTCACATCAAACAGAGGTGGCGTGGTGAACATGTACGCTGCCTTCTGATCGACTAACAGCTCATAAAAGCTATGCGGGATATGGTTATCGGCACTACGTAACGGGTTTTCTGTTTCTGCTGGTTCATCGGTACCGGTTGGCTTCTTGGTCCGCCTGAATATAATATCATTCTGCACCCGATAATACCGTTCCGCTGTTTCAGCTTTGGCCATAAAATCAGCATGTCCCTCTACATAGCTAAAAATTAGCTTCTTTGCTGCATCTAAGTTCAAACTAAATCACCTCATTTCATAACACGGATACGGCTGCGGGCCATTTCTTTTTCCATGGCATACCGGATATCATCAATGGCATGATTATTTTTGTCCGGATAGGCACTAATAAACTGACCGTCCTTATTGCGCTCATACTCATAATTGACAAACTCCTTATAGGTATTAGGACAGCGCTGCTTATCTATGTAGATATGCGCCCGTTCCTGCAGCCATTTCATACCATGCTCCACACTGTCCGGGCCTTTTCTAGCTCCCGTGATATTTAAGCTAAACCCGCGCATTTCTGCAATACTTTTCGGTTCGGCCGAATCAGCAATGATGCGGCCGGAGTTAAATTTTTGTTTGATCATTTCAGCTGCCCGCTTATTTGTCAACTTCTGTTGATACAATTCGTCAAATATATACAAATCTTCGTGTTTTGCGTCATAGTGCATCGCATTAAATGCCAACGGATCCACGGCAAAGCCAAAATCCAAGCCATAATGCCGCCTGTCAAACTGTGCGATCATGTCGTCACTCATGCGCATGTCAGATACGTTTTCAAACACCGCCCCGCCGGTACCGGTAACTTCACCCAGGTATTCATGCTTGTACAGCATTTCATTCTTAGCTTTGAGTTTCTCAGCTTCCAGAATGAACTGATCGCCTAACCACGCTTTGGGCACGTCTAAATATGTGGAGTGATGTACTAGCCGGTCTGGATCGTCAAAGAGTATTTCTTCATTAACCCAGTTATTTTGACTTTTCGGCGGATTATACGTACAAAATACCCAGTATTCTTCGCCACCACGCAGCAGGGATTGAAATAAGTTACGGATTTCTTCCATGCCGCTGAATTGATCCAATTCCTCCAGCCATACAATACCCACATACCCAAACGGCAGCTTAATGGACTTGACTTTGGTCGGATCATCTACCCCAAAGAACAAAATCTTCTGTCCAGTCGTCTTGTATGTGATTTCATGCGGCGATGTTTTGAAACGAAAACGGCCAGCAACACCCAATTGATCAATGCCCCATTGTACTTGTGGATATACGCTGTTTTTGATGGTATTACCTACCTTACGCAATACAACGGCGTGACACTGCGGATGCTGCATCAGCAGTGTTGGCACCTCGATACCCCCGATGAAGGATGATTTCGTGCTGCCACGGCCACCGGCCAACCAATAAAACGTATGCGTATGTTGTTGTATATCCCAAAACACCGGATCAAACGCCGGTGAAATGATATCGGCAATATTTACTTCCATAATCAATCACTTTTCCTATCAAATGTAAATGTAACAGTATCCTTGTCTGGAGCGTCATTTTTAATAGAATCAACTTCTACTTTCAATTTTTCTATCCGCAGCCGCTGTTCTTCGTCAGCCTGTCCGACTCGGCACAGTTCCTCGTACTGCTTAATCATGTTGTTGAGTGTACCCATGGCCCGAGACTGTGCCATTAAAAAAGCAGCCTGCTTATCCCAAGCAAACTGCAATTCGTATTCTTTTTCCCATGAGTCCGTTTGACCGGAGCTTTCTTTTTGACGTTTCAGCACCTTGGTCAGGTCGTCCTGATCCTTAACGTACATAATTTTCTGTGCCCGGATAATGGCAGCATATTTGATACAGATAGTATCCCAAAGGATATCTATAGGCGATTTTTCTTCTATGGCCTGCACCAGCTCCGCCGTTTCCGGTGGCAGGTACTTAGCGAACAGGCCATGCGTGACGGCCTTCTGATTATGTTCTGGTCCTCCTGGCCCGCCCCGATTTCCGACTGCATTTGCATTACAAAAGGGTGCACCCTTTTTTGCTTTGGGTGCACCCTTTTTCTGCAACTTTCGCTGCCAATTATTTCGTTGTTTCCACGACTTCACCGTGTTCATAGAAATGCCGTATTTATCAGCAATTTCCTTATATTTTATGCCGTTGACGTAATCAGCATGAGCCTGTTCCTTGACGTCCATTACATACTCACCACCGCCTCATTGTGTTGGTTTTGAAATTAGCAATAAAAAAACATGTCAGTGAATGTTTCTATAATTGTCCAATATACCAATTATTTTTTTTATTTTGGGGATCAAGTTTGTTAACTCCCTTTTTTCCTGAGGACATTTATCATGTAAAAATGACACTCCAGCATATGTATCTGTACGGTCACGTGTACAGGTTTCATTTAATTTCTCATTTACCTTTTCCCATAAATTAAACCATTTTAAAACATTTTGATTATCAATTGTATCCAATCTCGCATACAACAATTCATTTCCATAATCATTATCAAACAACAATGTTCCTCGCTGCCAAACTAATGCATCAATGTGTTCCTGACCTCGATCTAATTCACTTTCTGCCTGAGTAGTTGATTTATCAAATAAATCTGCTAAATACCATAATTGGTACTTTAATCGGTTTACTTTATCTTTTTCCATTAAATTATATGTTTCTTTTGCTCCATGCTTACATCCTTGATAACTACAGATACCACCTATCAATGCTCCTAAAATTGTACCTATAAATCCCCATATTGCGCTTCCCATAATAATATCACCTCAATTACGATGATACCACAAAAGCCACCGGATTCATACCGGTGGCTTCGTTGTCTTGCATTTAGTTTTCTACTCTCTTAGTATACCACAAGTTTCCTGTCCAAACCTGCTACAATTCTGCTATAAATCTGTCCAAATCTGCTACGAAACTGCTACAAGAAAAAAGTTATCCACAATATAATCTGCCGATGGGAGCACGAATCGTTACTTTCATCCCTTCTAAAAAAAAGCTGCAACAAAATGAAAAATGCCGCAGCTATCTTTATTAATCGCTATTTTGTGGAATGAAATTATTAGCAGACCACGAAGCTTGTGCTGGTCGCAATACATGTTCCGATGCTCGATTTAATATTTCAAATAAGCGCATCACCTGTACGTCGTCAGGTACTGGGGCACGATACAAAACCTGCATATTATTGATTACCTCACCATTCACCAATACAATTTTGTCAATAAAACCTAAGTTGAATCCCATACGCACATCATCCATCAGGCTTCACCATTCCTTACCATACCAACTGGTTTATTAAAAAATTTATTAACAAAATAAATCTGACCTTTACCAGTAACTTTTGGTGTCTTGCTAATAGAAATATGCCCGTCGGAATGATTAATCGTTGTTTCTTTAATCATAAATAACCCTAAATCCATTGAACGCTGCGTCGGCATATTATAATCTGTGCCTTTACGACTGATTAGATATCTGTTATCTCGAAGCCATTGAAACATTCTGTTCTGCCCAATATCAATACCATTTTGTCTCAACAGTTTTGCTTGTTCACTGATTAAAATACTCGTATCGCTAACACTGACAGAATTAGCAAAAATCACTTTTGGGCGATCTTGAATAAGCCGCTTTTCATGCTCCATTCGTTTGGCACGCTCCGTTTTGAGTTCCGTTGCCAATCTAATAATTGTATCCGGATTTAATAGCACATCTTCAACTTTTTCTGGTGTCAAATATCCGCCATGTTTGCGAATTGCCGGCAGGACTTCTGCCGTTACCCAACGCTTAAACTTTTTTGCCGTCGGTAGCTTGCTGGAAAGAACTAAGGAATACAGACCTGATTCGTTGATGATGGTTAAACCACGATTAGGAATTTCAAAGGTCGTGTTTTGCGACCTTAGACATTGTTTGTCCTCAGTATCAACATGACTTATTAAAGCGTCTCTTGTATTTGCATATCCCAAAGCTTCCGCAATGTCTTTCCCAACAAACCAAGGCTCTTGATCTACTACTAACGTCCGGATGTTTCCGAATTCTGAATTTTCAAAAATCTGCATTGTTTTTTCCATAATCATAACCTTCTTTCCTTGAAATGCACATTTCCCCATTAAACTAGCAAATTCTGTGCATTGAATTTTTTTTGAAAGTAGGTTACAATAAAAGTGTTCTTAGGGGTTCTTATTGTAGCCCGTTAAACGTTCGCTTTTTGCAGAAGCGAACGTTTTTTTACTTTCGAGGAATAAAACTTTCATTTTCAGATACATCTTTCATGAGTTCCGGATATCGATTTTTCAAGTCATTATATATCAACTGACCGACATAAATCGCTGCCGTAGAACGTGTTGCTGCAGTATGGTATTTCATTACCGCGCCAACATTTGTGCCTAACCTCAAATTAGGTCGTACAATAATTTGTCCTGGACGCATTTTCTCATCTCCTCTTCTTGTTAAACACAGTATATACAATAACTTCTAAATAGTCAATACGTAATTGCATATTTACTTCTTTGCTAAACAAACACAAATTGTATATAATATGTTTAAGGGTGGTGTTATATATGAATTTCGGTGAAAAGTTAAAAGCACTACGAGAAAAAAATAATTTAACTCAAGCAGTAGTAGCAAAAGAACTCGGAGTTACTCAAAGAGCAATTAGTTACTATGAAAATAATAATGTAATTCCAAACGATCCAAATGCTTTAAATAAATTGGCTAATCTATTCGGTATAACCTTAGATGAACTTTTATTAAAGAACCAAGGACCAAAATCCAAATGGCACTTACTGGTGGAAAAGTTAATAGAAGATACCAAAAATAAGCGTTTATCATGGGACTCATTCGAAACAGCTTTTTATTATGATAGTATTAACAACTCAAATTTGGGAGACAATAGATACTACCATGATGATTTTAATACAGATGATTTTCCACAGTATAAAAACTTTACCTTTGTAAACAAAGAATCTTTTTTTGCTTCCTACAAAGGTGGCGGATATTTAGTAGAAAAACTGTTATCACCTGAGAAGGAAATTGATATAGCACTATTTGTACTATATGACAATAAATTTTCATATATTGCAAACAAAGATTCTATCAATCAAATTGAGGAATTATATATCATATTGTCTAATATTACTCCAGGAGTTACCACATTCATCGATGAATATTTAAAAGATGATTTAGAAAAAGACGATGAAACAGAAATAAAAACAATTAATACCGATGATGAAATTCCTTTTTAGAACTTTAGCGACGCTTATACTTAGGCGTCGTCTTTTTTATACTATCACAAAATTCTCCAACCTCATTTGCACTGGAATATCACCCGGTCCAAAAATCATACCAGCTAATATCTCCAACACCTTTTCACTGCGCTTACGACAGTACCCCTCCGAACAGTTTGTACACCCTGCCGTAAGATTCCACGACATTTTCAGTACATATTTGTTCCAAACAATCATATGATCTGTTTTGTCCAGTGCTTCCAGCGACCGATTGAGACGATTCATGACCGGTTCTATTTGAGTGAGCTCTGCCTGCAGCATCCTGATTTTCTTTTCCATTTCTTCCTTGCTGAAATAGTCCCGTTCCTGTTGGCTTATATTATCCCCACTGCCACCGGGGGCAAAAGATAGGCTGGGAACCTTGGGCGCAGCACTCAGCGGCAGCCGGGCCTCGTAATCCGCTATATCAGCCTTGATATTGTCTATATAGGTCGTAATCTCCCGGTACCGTGTCAGATATTCTTTTACCGCTGCTGCCTGTTTATTTAAGTCCATATCCTATCTCCTCCGCTCTCCCTATCTATCGTAATCGTATAGCCTTCCGGTATGCCGCCTCTGCTGCTGATCGGCGCCGGCGGTAGCATTCCTTTTCGTCGTTGCACTTCCGGCAGCGCTGGCCAAACTCGTCCCATATCCAGTGCCATTCATAAGCGCCTAAAAGCCGCCCGCAAAATGCGCAGCGGCTCCGGTCGTCATGCCGGCCCTGATTCGTATTCATTTTTATTGGCGGCAGCATTTTAGGCTTGCTGTAAATCCTCCTATTTTTTCGGCTCATATCATTACCACCTTTACGTAATTTCCACAAAATTGATATCTGGATGCCTGTACAGCAGCATTTTCCGCCGTAGCACGTAGTCCCGTGTCTTGTACCCTTTGCATTCAATGATTTCGATCCTGCCATCATTGTACGTGACTTTAAAATCAGCCTTGTAGGTGATCGCTCTCTCCGTTTTGCCGCCATATGTAAATTTAGGTTGCAATTCAAATTGGGGCTGCAGCTCAATGCCCCTAATTTCCCCGGCTTGCTGTAGAAGCAGCAGCCGCTCGTATTCCCGTAGCTCTTTCCGGCTGTCCCATATGCGGCCGTACTTCTCGACTTTCCGGGCGTGATACTTGGATCGATTGATCGGCTTAACTGGCCGGTGAATAGAGGCCCTGCGCTGCACATAGGCTTGATAGTCTTCCTCTGACCAATTCATTTATTTTCATTGTCCCCCAATCCCCATCCCATGCCGATGAAATCAACAATCAAATTTCGTTTATATAAGCGATAAAAAAGCCATATGTAAATTTGTGCCCATAATATAAAAACGCCTGCCCACAGTGCCAAGAAGGGAAATATCATGGCTTCTAATATCTGTTGTTTTATCGTCAAAACAATCTCATCTCCATTTCTGCCGCCGGGTTAATATATAAACATTCCGTTGCTGTCTGCGCACAATTGGTTTGTGTCCGTATCTTTGTCTTTTCCCACCCATCCAGCGCTTTATCGTATAACTCATTTTCATAACTGCTAATGATGCAATATCCACGATGCACCTTACATACGTCAAGCAATTTCATATGCTCTTCCGGATCAGCGAATTCACATTCATAATGTTTCTGCGTCCGAGTACTTAACAGATACGGTGGATCTACATACAGCAGCGTACCTGGTCGGTTGTACATCGGGATTAAATCCAGCGCATCCATACATTCAATTTGTACCATTTTTAAGCGTTTCACTGTATCTAATATCCGTTCCGGAAGCAGGCTCCAATATTTGGGCCGAAATACGGAATTAGTCCTATCGTGTGCCCAAGAAGTACTACAGCTGGTTTTTCCGCCGAAAGCCTGCCATGTTCGCACCAGAAAAGTTCTTGCTTTTTCTACTGGATCCGCAGATATTTGGGAGTAACTTGACCGGTACTCTTCACGAGAATAAGGCGTCATTTCGACGGCCTTGCATAAGGCAGCTGCGTCATCTCGAACCACCTTGAATAAATTGACGACATTTCCATCAATGTCATTAATGGTCTCTGTCCCTGACGGTGGCTTCCGAAAAAACACAGCCCCGCTCCCGAAAAACGGTTCTACATAAACGTCATGTATTGGGAATTGGCTAATAATCCAATCTGCAATACGCCACTTTGCTCCCGGCCATCGTAAGATGGTTCGTCCTCTATTCATGTATTTTTCCTGTCCGCCGGTTTTTCAACGCAATTCTTCCGATTACCTCAAAACCTGCAATAGAAAGAGTCCGCTTTGCACTTTTGATCGCCTTGTCCATACGACGGGCATCATCAATATCGGCTTGGCTGATTTTAGGCCGCAGCGCTTCATATGGCGTCAAATCCGCATACCCTTCTATGTTTTTCTTATCCATGCCCTCACCTCGATGCAATGTATGCCAAATATCCTACCGTGATCCAAAATCCTATACACCATACAATGATCACACGCCATACGATGGCTCTTGTTCTGTTCATTTCTTACGCTCCTTACTGTTCCATCGCCTGATACACCACATGATCTTCGATGTATCCATCTTTCCGCATATACAACCGCACATATGATCCACTTCCCAGCTTACACCCATTCATAGCATAGTGTGCCAATAGGCAATAATTACGCTTTATCCGATCCTCGCTAATATCTGGAAAGGCCCGTCTTGCAAATTCCTGCACTTTTTCAGATACATTCAGTTGATATTTTCCAGACTTTATTTGAGCCATAGCCGCATGAATTACGTTCATGTTGACTCGTTCCCGTGACACGGGAGCAGGTACGCTACCGCCCACAAAGGCTGTTCCCCGAGCACGACGCAATTCTTGCAAAAATCTATTGATAACGGCAATCGCGGGAAATCGTTCATAATTTTGGATTACATTATCCACGGCATCTGCCACCAAATCCTCGTTATACTTAGAAAACACGCGTTCAAAGGTCTCCCAGTACTTTTTCCAGTCCGCCGGATTGACGTGTCTTGCGTTCGGATACGCTGACAACAGTTGCCCTTTCATGTAGTCCAATGCTTCTTGATCCATTCCGTTCAGCCTCCTTTTCTACCAATGCTGCCGTTTTACCTTCCTGACGGGCTTTTCGCTTAGCTAAATATCGAGCTGCGCCGTCAGAACAAGCTTCAGCTTCCTTCTCCTGCACACGGCCCTGTTCCCATTCCCAGCCTCGCTCCTGTGCATTACGAAGAACAGCTTCAACATATTTCAAGCTTTTTGCGCTATTTTCAATGGAAATTTGCAAAGCCCTGATAACATGATCTGCCCCATAGTCGGTAACCAGACCAACAAGCCGATCTTGTTCATACGGACTTGCGACAGGGTGGTAATTATTCTGAAAAAATTTTACAACCGATTTCACTCCATCCATATCCCTAACAACATGTTGTAGTGGTTTAGTCTTGTCTTTGTCTTTGTCTAGTCTAGGTATGGTAACGGCTTGTGCGTCGGTTTGCGGTACGGTTTGCGGTACGGTTTGCGGAACTCTATGTTCCGCAATGGGAGAATGAACACTTTGTGGTACGGTTTGTGCGTCGCTTTGCGGTACACTTTGCGGAACGCTACGTTCCGCAATAGCTCTATCTGCAATGGAAATTAGTATGTATGTAGTTGATTGTTGCCCCTTCCGGGGTACGAAGTCGATAAGTCCGGCTTGCTTCAAGGCATTCCGTGCTCGCCGCACAGCAGGTTTTGACAGGCCGGTCTTTAATTCCAATACCGCATTAGCCGCATTGAATTCTCTCTTCCAGCCTGTACGGTTGCAGATATGCATCAGTGCATGCCACAGAGCGATACTCGGCGTCGAGAGTGAATTGGTTTCCAGCAATGTATAAAAGGAATTAATTTCGTCCAAATATTTCATACAAGAATCCTTTCAGATAGCGGCAAAAGGGGCGGGATGCCCCTTGCCACGCACTATTCAAGAAATTACATATTCAGTGATGCTTCCAAAATCTTGTCATCTTCCGACTGCGGTTGGTCGCTGTGATCAGCCGGCAATACTTCCCCGGTTTCCATATCTACATTGGGTTCATTTTCTTTTCCGGAATCCCCTACCGGTGTTGCTTCAATATCCGTATACTCCGTTTCATCATGTATTTCAACCATATCTTTGGCCAATGTGGACTTGATCGTTCCATCTGCAGCTATCCCTCGGACAAACTCAGTTTTGAGCGGTGCATATTTCAGGCATTTTTTTAATACTGTTTTTTTCGCCATTTCATCAAAGTTTTTAGCCCAAGGACTATAGTTACTGCTAAATGACTGGCTGTATTTTCTGGCATGTGCTTTCACATCTGCCACGCTCATTACTTCAAAACCGTACCCGCCGTCTTTCGTATGGAATACAGCATAATACGCAACCACCGCACCTCGATCCTTCATAGCCGGCTTATGACGAAGCTTGGCATCGAGGCCGAGCTCATACTCAAATTCATCGTTTTCATACACCTCATGCGCCTGAATGTCTTTGACCTGCCCACTACGATATACCAGGTCAATCAACCCTTTATATCCCAGTTGAAATTGGCATTCTAATTTACCATGATTTTTGTAAGGGATCAGGTATGCCTGTCCAATTGGGGTATTTGGTTCTACCCCTAGCTGTGCTGCCTGCATCATTGCGCCCAGAAAAGATTGAGGAGTGCAAGATACTAATTGTGGTGTCGAACTCATGGCTGACAGAATCATGCGACTGAATCGTTCTCCTGTCAGGACAGACGGAAGAGCCGCTTCAATCTGTGGACGCATGGACAGGATCAAATCCTGCATAGATTTTTTTGCCGAAGGCGTTGACGCCGCTTTCTTCGCGGCAATAACGCCGCCTTTAACATTTGCCATAATATAAAACCTCCCTTATTTATACCTGAAATACCTCTGGATACGTTGTCTGTAACGGGCGATATTCTTTATTTCCGTCAATTTCACGCTTGCCACATTCCTTGCAAGGTAATTCTGGAATGACGTTCTTATGATAATTTGCATCGTCATATCCTTTTATCTTTTCCTCATGCCCACAAAAGGGACATATAAATTCTGCTTCAAAATCTCTTCTATTTTGCCAAATAATTTTTTTTATCCTCATATTAATTTTCTCCCTATACCCGTAATACACGTGTCGGTTTACCGACTTTTTTATATTGATCGAAAATATCCGGTAGTTCTGACTTTAATTTTTTACTATCCAGCGTGACACGGCCATTCTGCAGCTTCCATGTCACTTTACGTTCACCGGCATAGCCGATTTCATTATCACCCAGTAGCAGACAAAGTTTGTTTTCCGCTTCTTTCAAACTCGTTTCGACGGTTTTCTTCTCTGTTTTATATGTATCAATCAAACTCAACAAATCCTCCGATTCGGGCGGTAAATCTACTGCTTCCAACTGTCCACCGGGAAACCGTTCTTTAAGAGCCGATTCGCAGCTTTTAGAGCCATCCACCGGCGGTATTTCGTCTCCCAGGACGTACCGGGTCCAAAAGGTTACTTCATCTTCCCGGAGTGCCCGGATATCTTCCTCGTTTCGGGGGATTTCCTTCCATACAAAATGATTCCCACCGATAAGGCAGGCAATATACCACGTTTCACACCCGGTCACCATCATATAGTGCTGGCACTGCACGTAGTATTGCGTCGGAACTTGATCATCTACCCATTCCTTGGCGGCAAAACCGTTCGCCGTTTTGCATTCTAAGCCGGCATTTTCACCAACAATCATACGATCCACATTAGCCAAAATGTACGGATAATCTGCGCTTTTCAGCATCCCCTGTTTGCGGACCTTCTTCCCTGTTACTTCACAAAACCGGTCTGCTACCGCCTGTTCAAGGACCGTCCCCCAGTAGACATATTCATTGTCACTGAGATCTTCCGGCTGCACTTGCCCGGTCTTTTCCATCCACACCTGAAAAGGTGATTTCCATCGGCTCAGCCCGATTACGGCTGCTGCGTCGCTGCCACCAATTCCCGCAGTCCGCATTTTCAGCCAGTTTTCATGATTTTTCATTTCTTCAACGGTCATAATCAATTTAGCGTCCATGTTTGCCGTCCTCCTCCACTACATCCCAATGTTTATCCAAAAATGCGATAACCCAGTTTAGTACTTTTTCTTCCTTCTGGTGCTGTTCCATCGTGGCCCGATTGCGCAAATCATATAATGTAACCATATTCTTCTGTTCTTGCGTCATTGTTTTCTCCTATTGTCTATGCTATACTTTATATATAACCTTTTTTTTAATCATTTTTCACCTCTAGGGTCTTACGGTTGCAGCCGTAAGGCTCTTTTTTATTGTCGCAAATTCTCGGACAATTACCATGAACAACCGCTTCACATTTTCCATTAAAAAACACCTACTTTCTTCTTGTTTTTACAACATTCGTGCACTTTCAAGGAAATGATAGAAGCAATCAGGTCATCTAAGGATGTTACACATTTCCGAAAACGAGGCGTTTCATCACTACGAATCACGTCATCACTACAAATATCCTCGATGATTTCATACTCGTTGATAGCTTTCTTCAAATTAATCCGTAGCTGGATGGCCCCAGATGATACGCTGACCGGTTTTATCCTTGGCAGTAACGCCTTTCCGGTTAACGTGCAAGTTGAAATATACGAATACCCTAAGTACTTAGACCCATAAACCTGCATCATCTTTGCCACGACCTCATCGCAAGGAAGTATCTCTCCTGCCTCGTAGTAAACAAGTACTCTCCTGGAAAGACCCAGTGCTTCTGCTGCACATTCTTGAGTCAAATGCGCATTTTTGCGAGCTAAACTAATTGCTTGTGCGAAGTCCCCTTTCATGGACATTTTTCTCACCTCCTGTAAAATAAAAGAGTAATTAAAAATGTATAATCAGTTGTTGTCCTGGCTGAATTACCGCATCCCGATCAAGGTCATTGTCTTCCATGATCTGATAGTAAAATTCACGGATATCGGCATTTTTATCAACGAACTGTGTAGAAATACTCCACAGCGTATCGCCTTCCTGTACGGTGTAAGAAGCCGCTTTAACTTCTGCACCATTGATCTGTCCAATACAGATTCCAATAGCACTTGCCAGTAAAAATGCAACAAATATTAGTTTTTTACTGCGAATCCGCAGCATTTTTTTTGATTTGTCGACTACTTTACGCCGACAAGTAATCCTGTCGTACTGATAGACTACTTGCTTCTTCATGTTGCGCATCTCCTTTTAAGTTCATCAAGGCTAATGCCGAGATATTCTGCAAGCTGGTTCGGATTAATAAAATAGTCAAACCGGGAACTTCCTTTTTGTTTCATAGCAATTCCAAACGGCAATAGATTCCGCTGAACACCGATGCGAACGAACTGCGGACCTTTGTTCATGATCTTCGCTGCCATAGTAACAGTTATTTTCATAGTCTCACCTCCCCGTAGCGTTAAGCTGCCAGTACTGTATGATATAATCATCTCTAGAAGAAGGTGATTATATTGAAACGTGATTTAGATCTAATCAGAAACATTTTATTGGAAACAGAAGCAGTTCCGTCTAACACATTAACGATCTATAATATTTCGGATAAATACAACGTCAATCCTAATTTAGTTGCCTATCAACTTGATTTATTAGTTGATCAAGATTTACTCAAAATGCGGGGCCTTACTATCGTTTGGACATATAAAACGCGTAAATACGACACTAAACGCATAGACAGGCTTACTATGGAGGGTCATTCTTATCTAGATGCAATCCGCAACGATGCAGTATGGAATAAAACCCTAATAAAGTTAAGCAGTATTGGAACATCCGCATCATTTGAAATCGTGAAAACAATTGCAACAGGTTATTTAAAAAGTATGCTTGGCATCTGATTTAATATCATCAAAAATAGCTAAATTTTCGATTGTATCTTCCGTCATAAATGAAATCGCATGCTCAGACATAGCCAACTTATTAGTGGATGCTTTCATCTTATACAACATATTTGCCTTACACTTTAAGATATCCCATTCGCATGCAGTAACCCCGTCGAGTAATTTAAAAAATTGTTGTATTTTCTCTTTTTCCATCCTCTCACCTCCTCGTGTTAATATTTTATTTTTGTATCTTTTAAAGATACTTCGTTGGCATAAAAAATATTCTCTATAGTATATCCTAAAATATCAGATACTTTTTTAGCTTCTGCTAAAGTAAACTTAGTCTGCCCTAGTTCTTTTTTATTATAACCTCCTTTGGTTTCTAACCCCATTAATTCTGCCATTTGTTCACAAGTAAGTCCTTTTTTTCTCCTTAGATCTTTTAGCCGTTCAAACATTCTATCACCTCTCATTTATGTATCTTTTTAGGATACATAAAGTATATCTCCATTTATGTATCCTGTCAAGATACATAAATGATATTTTTTAAAATAAATTTCCTATTGAGATACTTTTATTGAGTATCCAATTAAGATACTATATGATATGCATAGATGAGGTGGAAAAAATGAATAGAATCCGAAAATTAAGAGTAGATAAGGGTATTACACAAGAGGAACTTGGAAAAATACTCAATGTTCAAAAGGCTGCCGTATCAAAGTACGAATTAGGAAAGGTTACGCCCAGTCCCGATGTATTAAAGAAATTATCGGAATATTTCAACGTGTCAACAGACTATCTTTTATGTATAGATGACACATCTACTAATTCCAACACTCTTCCTGTCCTCACCCCAAAAGATGAACGTGAAATAGCCAGAGACTTAGAAAACATGATTGAATCCCTTAAAGGCTCTGCCGCTATGGGCGACGTTGAAGATGAAGAAGACAAAGAATTACTACGCGCATCGCTTGAAACGGCAATGAAATTATCCAAACGGATTGCAAAAAAGAAATTTACACCTAAGAAGTATAAAAAGGAGTGAAAACACAATATGACATTTGAAGAAAAAATTACATCATTTAAAGGTAGAATTGAAAAGTTAAAAAACAATATCATGACAGAAGAGGCAACAAAAACATCTCTAATCATGCCCTTTTTTCAAGCAATGGGTTATGATATCTTCAATCCCAATGAATTTGTACCTGAATTTACCGCTGACGTTGGAATCAAAAAGGGTGAAAAGGTAGATTATGCTATCTTAGTAAATAGTACACCTGTGATTTTAGTTGAATGCAAAAGTATAAACGAAAAATTAGATCGTCATGATTCTCAGTTATTCAGGTATTTCGGTACAACCACAGCAAAATTTGCAATACTAACTAATGGTATACTTTATCGATTTTACACGGATATTGAAGAGGCAAATAAAATGGATACTGCCCCTTTTTTAGAAATTGATTTATCCAACGTCAAAGATTATCAAATTCAAGAGCTACAAAAATTTGCAAAAGAAAATTTTAATCAAGATGAAATTTTTGATTCTGCTGCCGAATTAAAGTATATGAACCAAATTCGACAAATAATTAAAGATGAAATTGCTTCTCCCAGCGATGATCTAGTTCGTTTGATATTAAATAGAGGCATTTATGATGGGGTAAAAACACAAAATATCGTTGAAAAGTATCAGCCACTGGTAAAACGTTCTATTGGTCTAGTTATAACAGAAATAATAAATGAACGTTTAAAAAATGCTCTCGCTAAAAATGAAAACAATGAAGATAACGAAAAATCTGATTCGTCTTCAACAGGATCTGAAGATAATCTCGAGACAATGGAAGATAAAATTATTACAACGCAAGAAGAATTAGATTCTTACTATATCATAAAGTCTATTCTGCGCACGAAAATTGAACCAGTTCGTATTACATATACAGATAAAGAAACATATTTTGCTGTCAATTTAGACAATAAAACAAACAAATGGATATGCCGTATTTACATAAGAGAACGTTCTAAATATCTTACTATAAAAAGCAATGAGAGTGTCAATCGCTATGACTTTAAAGACATTGATGAGATCTATTCCTTATCAAATGAATTGCAAGCCCGCCTCGGAGAATTATTAACCAAATAGGTCACTTCTAGTTGGTATACAAAGGATGCAACGTATGGAATCTAATAATCAAATACAGCTATTTGAGAACATAAAAATTCGTTCTATTTGGGATTCTGAACAGGAAGCATGGTATTTCTCCGTTCATGATGTTGTAGAAGCGCTAACCAATTCTGCAGATGTCCGGCAATATGTAAAAAGGATGCGCGCCAGAGATATTTCTTTAAATTCCAACTGGGGTACAATTTGTACCCAGGTTAAAATGCCAGCTGCCGACGGTAAAATGCGCAAAACAATTGCATCTAATACAAGGGGGATTCTTCGTATCATCCAGTCTATTCCTTCTCCAAAAGCCGAACCTTTCAAGCAATGGCTGGCTCAAGTCGGCACTGAAAGAATTGATGAAACTATTGATCCTGAGCTTGCTATCGACCGCGCTTTGGCAACCTATCTGCAAAAAGGATACAGTCGCGAATGGATTAATCAGCGATTGCAAGCCATACAAGTACGAAAAGAGCTTACGGATGAATGGCAAAACCGTGGTGTAAAGCAAGGCACAGAGTATGCCATTTTAACTAATGAAATAACTCATGCCTGGTCTGGTATGACTGCACGGCAATATAAAAACCTCAAGGGATTAAAAAAAGAAAACCTACGTGACAATATGAGTACTACGGAACTTGTATTGAATATGCTGGCAGAAACCTCTACCACGGATATATCCAAAGAAGAGCAGCCTAATACCTTTGAAGAAAGCCGTCATATTGCCCGTCGAGGTGGTCATGTAGCCGGAATCGCACGCAAAGCGCTGGAATCAGAAACGGGGAAACCCGTTATCACCTCTATGAATGCCATTGATTTTGCAAAACTTATCAGTGGAGTCGCTAAAAAAGAAGATTCTAAAAAGGAGTGATGCCTATGAATGTAAAACAAATCGCCACGATGACGGCTGACAAATATCATACTCATAGTCCTTTTGATATTGCCGATCGGCGTGGCGTGCGTATCATTTATTCTCCATTAAAGTCTGTATTGGGATATTACACAAGATATAAAAGAATTCAATGCATTATTTTGCAGGAAGGCCTGCCCTACCCACTACGGCGTTTTGTTTGTGCTCACGAGCTGGGGCACTCTATCTGTCACGCTGATCTCAATACCCAATGGCTTAAAGTCAATACGCTTGTATCCACAGACCGGATTGAACGAGAAGCCAGTACTTTTGCCGTTGAATTACTATTACCGGATGATCTCATTCGCAACCATTCAGAATGTGATCTTTATACTTTATCGAAAATTGTCGGAATTCCAAAGTCCTTAACTGGACTAAAAAATTTTAATGATTTTTAGAACATTTGTTCTGGCAATTAAAAAAATATATATTTCACAAACGTTTAAGGAGGAATAAATTATGTATATACCTGTATTAAAATGGAAATTAGGAGAAAAGCAAGCCTTAGCTTATTTAGATTCTCAAACCAAAGAAAACATTATGCCATTAATTGAATTACAGCCTCATAATATTGATGCTGATGATAATCCAGATGATGTTTTAAAAAATATAGTTAGCACATTTGGCAATCATTTAACAAAGTACATGGAGGATATCAATACATTTTTTCTTGATTGGAATTATTTTAATATTGAAAATTTTTTTCAGAATATAACTATATTAAAGACTTTTTTCTTGAAGGTCTTGCTAAATCGTTTACACTTATACCGGTCATCTCATTTTTAGACATAGAAAGTTTTTCCAAAAGCTTAGAAGCAATGGATAAAATAAGAGATTGTTTAAAAAAAGGAATATCCATAAGGATATCCCCAAGAGACTTAAAAAAAATAGAACCAATCATTGGCCTATTACAGAAATATAACTTTGCCCAAAATACAACCGTGATAATTGATTATACGCGTATATCAGAAACAGACTTAGATATATATTCAGAAATAACCAGTGTAATTTACAATAAACTTAGCGCCACAATTACTCAATTTATTTTAATTGGAACCGGATATCCAGAAGGATATCCATCTCAATTCATGAACAATGAATCTTATGCTAAGTTTGAGCGAATAGAACAACGACTTTGGACAATATTAAAAAGTGATATTTCATTTTTATCCGACTCAACTATACATTACGGAGATTATTGTTGCACCAGTCCTAATCCACTACCAAGTGATTTATCAAATATGCGTCCTAGCGCCACAATAAAATATACAACCGAAGATAATATTCATTTTTACAAAGGAACGCAGCTCATAAGAGGCGGATATCAACAATATCATGATCTTTGCAAACTCATAGTCAATGACCCTGCTGTATACAAAGGGGAAAACTACTCTTGGGGTGATAGTAAAATAAACGAAACCACAAATCCAAGCTCAAATACAGGAAATCCAACAACATGGATCAGTATTGCTACTAATCATCATATCACTCTAACAGCTAAACAGTACGCCAATCAAGTCTAGCTTTCATTGCATGTCTTGTAATAGCCAATAGCTCTTCCAATGACACATTGTCAATCAATCGTTCCAAAATAAACCTGCGTGGTTTACTTTTTACACCTCGATCAATCCCGCGTTTTTTCAGTGCCTCTAATGCTTCATCACGCCACAATAATTGCGCTACAGAAGCTGCATCAAGCACACTATTCTGAGATCCATCTTTAATTTTTTTTAATACAATATTTCCAGTATCATCATATATAGCTTCAGCTACTTCCCACCATGGTGGCACTATTAACTTGGCTTTATCTACATGCGTTTTTCCGCAAACGATCGTTACATGTTCAAAAACTTGTTCATAATAACCTATTTGATGAGTCAATCTTTCCAAGGTATCTTTATCACTTTTAATTTCAAATCCATGTATAGATCCATTGACCATAACAATATCGGCTCTTGCATATCCCATACAAATCTCGAGTTCAGGTATAATAACGGTGGAAGAATCTTTTATTTGTTCCTGATGGAGTTCATTTAGTAGTTTTTTTCTAATAACGAGATCATTAGTTAATTGATCCACTGTCTCCATCCTCCTTTTTTATCTAGTATCATATTATATCATTATTTGTCAATTTACCAAAGAAAAAATAGAATACCCCCTGCCGAAAATGACAGGGGAACTATTGACCTTATTTTAAGAACATTAGTTCGGAAAGGATTGTAATGCGATTACCCACAAGCTACGGATCTATTATTAAACTGAGCGGCAAACGTCGTCGCCCTTTTGCTGTCCGAATAACCACAGGTTGGACAGACGAGGGAAAACAAATTTATAAATATATTGATTATTTCCCGACACGGAAAGCAGCATTATCCTGCCTAGATGAATATAATAAAAAGCCTTACGATTTAAATAACCGCCATATTACCTTTTCAGAGTTATTCAGTAAATGGTCCGAATGGAAATATACCAGTCATGATAATGATGTGCCGAAAAGCTACAGATCTGCTTACAAATGGTGTCAGCCCCTCTATGATCGAATATGGATAGATCTGCGGGCCGACGAAATACAAAACGTTATTAATACTTGCCCCAAAGGATATTCAACAAAAAAGAATATCCGCATATTCATTGGATTGCTCTACCAGTATGCCCAACGTATAGAAATATCAGTAACCAATTATGCAAAAATGACTGATTTACCTACGCCAACATTAAGCCGAATGCACAGACCATTTACTCCGAATGAAATAGATACATTATGGCAGCATACCGACCTTGACGGCGTTCGTTTGGCTCTCATATACATTTACACTGGTTTGCGCCCAACAGAGCTACTACGAACCAAAACAGCGAATATTCACCTAACGGAACGTTATCTCAGAGCTGGAATGAAAACAGCTGCTGGGAAAAATCGTATTATTCCTATTGCCAACAAAATTATGCCGTTTATATCTGAAATGTTTGACTCAAAAAATGAATATCTTTTAATCGACAAAAAAGATGGCAAGCCGGTGCTCACCTATGACCGACTACGTGAACACTACTGGGAGCATAACCCCGTCTTGAAAAAGATGAATCATTTGCCCCATGACTGCCGACACACTTGTGCAACATTACTCTCAAATGCCGAAATAAACAAAAAAGTCATACAATTAATACTAGGTCACAGCAGCAAAGACATTACGGATAAAGTCTACACTCACAAGACAGTTCAACAGTTAATTGATGCGGTAAACCTATTATAGTTTGTATATTGCGTGTATATTGTT